ATAGTGATAAAGAATAAGAAAGCATATGACAGGAAAAAATATAAAAATTCACACAGAAATAGTTAATGGTATATGTCCAACTTGCGAAGAATATACAATGTTAGTTGGAGTGACTAGAACTTTTTATAGATGTCTTACATGTGGATCAGATCTTGAACAATATGTAAATGGTAAAATAAGTTATATACCAAGACTACATAAACAAACATTACTATCAGAGGTTGAAAAATATTTTAATGGCGAAGAAAGCTAAGTTTGGTGTAAATAATTATGTAAAACCAAAGCCTAGAAAAAGGCCTGGTAGGCATAAAAAGAGCCCAAATAAACACGAAAAAAGAATGGGAAAATATCGAAGAAAGTAGTTGACAAATATCCCTTGATATCCTATATATAAATTATGAAAGACAACAAGAAAGGAAACATGAGAAATAAAAGAAAAACATCTAAGTTTATGTTAAAATATTTAGATAGATTTGATGACTTAATAAATCAAGCGTCTAAAGAAAGAGACAAAGAAAACTTTGACTTTAGCATACATGCTTTAACAGCTGCTATGATGAGACACATAGTTATGAACAACGTATCATACTATGGAACAACTGATAAGATCAGAAAGACTATGCAAGATCTTTTAGATGATGAAGTTAATCATAGATATATACAAGCTAAAGAGGAGCGTGAAAGGGCTGTATTACACTAATGAAATACACTTTTAAAATAACAGAAGACAAAGCCGAGACTAAAGAAGTTTCGGCTATGTCATTTAAGAAAGCGTTAAAACCTTTAATCACTGCAAATCCTAAATGGAATGGGATTATAGAATACGTAAATAAAAAAGAAAGAGGTATAAGACATGTCATCAAAGAAGGTAAAAGACAGAGTCATAACTATACAACCTAAAGGTATATCGCAAAAACAATGGGCGACGTTGCTTTTAGAAATAAACATAATGAAACAAGCATGGAAACCATATGGTGTACACATGGAAGTAAAAGCACCAGGTTTAAAAAATGTATTGTTTCACGGAACAAGAACCAATGAACAACTTGCAAAAGCAGCTAGACGAAGCAGCAAACAATTGGAACAAAACTAAAGATCCTAAATACAAGGATCAATGGTATGAATTAGTAAGAAAGTTAGCGAGGACTTATGGATATTATAATTCTAAACGACGGACTTTACCATTTAGTCCCAATAACAAAGACGATGTTAGAGGGATTAAAAATAACACAAGAAGTTGATTGTTTTAGTTTGTGTGACATTGTAAGATTAAAACTAACAACTTTTGTTGATAGTCTTAATAGACATGTAATGAATGATAATAGTGGATATTTTTTTGGCTGTATTTGTAAGTAGTTTACCACTACTATTTGTTGTTCTGCTGTTGTTAATGTGGAACAAAGAAAAGAATTGAAAAGGACCTCCGTCCATACAACGCCTCGCGCTAGTCTCTGTACGGCAACCTAAGAAGCGGCAAGTACCGTGGAGGTGTGGAGCCTTTGGCCCCGTAGTAATACGTGCACGGAATCTGCGGGGTTTGAAATGGATAGATACACCTACCCTTGAAAGAGGGAAAGATAAAGGGTAGGTAATGGTGAGAAGAAATTTACCGTTACCATAAATTAGTTATATTGTCAAATCGTCTCGATAGGTGTGCATATAAACTTAATATACATACCATGTTTATTAATCTCTTCTCTGCCTATCTCTTCTAATTTTCTTTTAGATTCTTCATATCCAAAAACCAAACAATCATACTTTGTATTAAATGTTTCTGGCCATGCAAAAGGCGGCATACATTCACCAGCCACACTAGAACAGATTATTAAACTCATTAAAATTTTCATTGACAATCCTATAATATCACCTATATATGGGTTATTAAATATGAAAGGAAACACTTATGACAGACATGAGTAAATACAAAAATGTTTCACTGACAAAAGAAACATATAAGATATTGGAATCGTTATCAAAGGTATTATTGCCCGATGCCAAATTATCTATAAGTAAAACAATTGAATCAATTGCAAACGAGAAAGCGAAGAAGTTAAATGGCAAAGTTAAAAAAGGGTAGAATCAAAATACATATTTGTCAGACGTGCCATGGAAATGGGTATGTCAGAGTTGCAAAAATTGATGGTGACCCTGCATTAGACTTTAGAGACAGAAGCGAAGTCCACCAATGTTGGGACTGCGATTCGGAGGGAGAATTTTATGAGACTGTTGACGATAATCTTATTGACGATGGTCCTTCTGACCGGTTGCACTAAAATAAAGTTTGATGGGTATGACCCTTCAACTGCAATGGTCAGATGGATATTTACGAGTAATAGTAAATGAGAAACAATCTCTCAATAAAAAGACAGATAAAAGAGAATGTTTTTAAGTTGAGAGAGGAAGGGAGATCTTACAAACAGATTGCCAAAGAACTTAATTGTAGTAAAGGCACCATAAATTATCATTTAAGTGAGGGAGCTGCTGAAAAGATTAAGTCTAGATCTGGAAGAAAGTATTGGAGAAAAGTTTGGAGATTTTGTTATGAAACTAAAAAACAAGAGAATGTACAACCATACAATGAAACATTACTTAGAAAGAAAGGTAGAGCTTTTTTTTTTTTTATAAAAGATAAACATACGTATAGGAAAAATAGAATGGGACTAAAACATAAAGCTACTAAATTATTTGAATGTTTAAATAAGATTTGGCCTGGAATGAAAAGAGAGAAAGATGTAAAACAGGCAGTTAATCAATGGACTGGTGAGCCTGATTTTTACGACGATGGTACACCGATCATGACTCCGTATGTTAGATGTAAACTAACTGATGATATTATTATGGCTAGAGGTAGTGACGTTCATGTTGACCATATAAATGGAGATAGAACTGACAATAGTCCTGATAATTGGTCCTTTGTAAAAGACTGGGCTAATGCTATGAAAGCTGATGCTAAGACTTATGATGTGTTAGAAGAGAGACTAGAAAAAGTTTTAAAAACGATAAGGAAATATAAATGAAACTAAAAATATATCTATGGATAATGGGTTGGTCCGGAAAGATAAATTCTTGGGCTTTTAGAAAACAAGCTGCGATTGTGAGAGAACATAATCGTAAAGAAGAAGAAGATTACTTAAAGGAGTTAAAAAAGAAACTATGACGGCTGCTTACGGAATAGGTATGTTTGGTTATAATATGATCTGTTTATTGATAGGTCTATTAATAATCTACTACGTAATTAATAAGATAAAATGATGAGTGAAGACGATTTATTAGAATACCATAACATTGGTAAAAAAGTAAAAAAGAATAATAAATACTCTTATGTTGATGGTACAAGAAGCGATGACCATGGAACAAGGACCTATGACGTAGCTGGACACAGGTTACCAAGTGTTACGACTATTTTATCACGGACCAAGGACCAGACATTCTTAAAAGATTGGAAAGCTAAAGTTGGCGAAAAAAAGGCAGAAGAGATTAAGAATCTATCTAGCAATCGTGGTACATCAATGCATAAATTTTTAGAAAAATATGTTTTGGGTGAAGGTTACGACGACTTAACAGAGATAGGTAAGACAGCTAAAAAGATGGCATCTAAAATTATAGACATAGGTTTAGCTCCGGTAGATCAATACTTTGGATCAGAAGTTACATTATACTATCCTGGCCTGTACGCAGGATCAACAGATTTAGTTTGCATGCACAACAACAAAGAATCTATTGTGGATTTTAAACAATCAAACAGACCTAAACAAAGGGAATGGGTTGAAGATTATTATCTACAAATAGCGGCATACGCCATGGCTCATGACTATGTATATAAATCTAATATAGAACAAGGTATCATTATGATGTGTACACCGGACCTATATTATCAAGAATTTAAGTTGGAAGGACCTGAATTAAGGAGCTATAAACATAAGTTTTTGAAAAGATTGGACATGTATCATGACCTAAAATTTGACGAAAAAGAACAAGCAAACGTTAATATTAGAGAGGAGGACTTTAATGAACGATAGGTTGTTTAGAACGCTTCTAAAGAGATACGAAGCAGAGATTGAAGATGCATTATACAAGTTACAATGCATTGAGGATCACAATATGGTGATACCAGAGCATATTGATATCACCGGTGAGGTAGACAAATTGCTAGGCCAAATAGGCAAAGCAGAAGAAAAGTTGTCCGTAATGAGGAAATATTATGGCAAAAAAGAGGCAAAGACCGTACTATAAGTGATCTAAAAAGTTTAAAAAAATTTTGAGTAAAAAAATTTTGAAAAAAAAGTGTACTTTTGTACTTTTGGTCTAGAAGTGTTGATTTTATTGACTTTAGGGTGGACACTTTATGGTACAAATTATGTTTAGGTGGACAGATTATTTTGTCCACCTAGGTATATATACAAAAAGGCCTTCCGCGAAACGTTTTAAAACGTAGACGTGTGTCTAAAACTTTCTAGATCCCTTATATAAATGTGATAAAAGAAGTTATGCCTAGGAAAAGACGAAAAAGAATCGCAACTGATGTATCTCCCGATATACCTTATCCGAGAGTTCGAGTGGAGTGGATTGACTGTGTCAGTGACTCGGGCTGGGCTACTGATAAAGAATTTGATAAGATGAAGTTAGCAAGACCTGTTAATGAAGGTTGGTTATATTCTAAAGATAAAAATTCTATAAAATTATTTGCTTCTTACGATAAAGATGATGATGGTATTACTTTTGGGGATCGGACGATGATTCCTCGTCAGTGGGTAAAGAAGATTCAGAAGATTTAGATGGAGTCACATCAATCAATTGCCCGTAATCGTTTAAGAGTTGTTTCATCTTCGCTTCTAGTTCTTGTTCTGACATGTCTTCTAGTTTCCCAGTTTTTATTATTTTTCTATCTATGTATAATCCTGCTGCCTTTCCTCTGTTTGTTTCAGCATTTACAGCAGAAGAGAAAGAGCCTTTCTTCAGAGCAGACTCACGGAGTCTAGCAAGCTCTGCTATGTGTCCTTCGTAAGTCACTTCATGTTTTCTAATTCTTTCTTCTCGTAGTTCACCAATATATTTTACTACAAGAGGTGATAGTCTTGGATTGCAAAGTTCTGATCCCTCTTGCCTTGCACGTTTAGGTGAGTAACCTGCTTTGACGGCCGCCTCTGTTTGTGTTAGTGGTCCGGTCTCATCACCAAATACTAAAAACTCAGCGAATCTCATTTGCATTTCTGTTAATCTTTTAGGTAAACCCATAGTTGACAATTTAAGGTAACATTGCTATATTGTCAACATGACAGACATAGAAAAAATACAAGAAAGAGTGAGAGAGTTGGAGATAATTAACGAGACTCATCAGCAGTTAAACGGTCAGTTAAGACAAGAGCTAAAACTTTTAGAGACTGAAAACATAAAAGATAAAAATTTGTTGCAAGGTTATAAAAAAGTGATAGAGGAATTAACAGACAAGTTAAACAAGAAGTCTTAATGAGAGTAAAAGATCTTCAAGAATTTCTTGGGCAGTTCACAACAGGATCTGACGCAATCAAAAATGCAGTCTTATTTTGTGAAGTAAACGGAACGTTGTATGACATAAGACGAATGGAAGTACACGAGAACTCCCAACCTATACTTGGTTTTAAAGGGCAGACATCACATCGTTTGGTCTTAAAGACACAGAAACCTTCTAGTATTATCTTGCCTGATAAACTAGCAAAGGACTATTAAATGAATGACGATGTTACCCCCAAAAATGTATGGGACCAGAGCGTAAATTATATCAAAAAATTAAAAAATCTTTTACCGATTTTTCCCTTATTAGACTTGAAAATCTTAGTCTATCCGGTACTCCTGATCTACTGGTCTGTAATAATAACGGCCACTTTTTTACAATTGAATTAAAAGTTACGAAGAGTAACAAGGTTAAGTTTTCTCCACACCAAATTAGCTTTCACGTGAAGCATCCTGACAATACGTTTATCATAGTCGAGGCCCTTGGTTCAGGGGACGTGAAACTTTTTCGTGGTTCAAGAATCAAGGAGCTTGTCGCTTGCGGCTTGAAGCTTGACGCTTGTTGCTTGGGGCTTGAGGCTTGTCGCTTGATGCTTCGTGAGCTTGGGGCTTGACGCTTGAAGCTTGGTCCTTGAGCCATTGCTTCCGGATCTTGGCCATCTCTTTCCAGTACTTCGGGCTGTGATAAGTCATGTTAGTGTTTGTGATATCTAACAGTTTTAACTTCAGGATCCCAGCACATTCTACAGTCTCGACACTCGTTATCCTGTTTAGATGCTGGACAGTTAAAATTTTTTTCTACAACCTCTGAGCTGTTGGGCCACGATTCAGGCGCCGGCTGGTTCACCATCGGCGCGCTAAAACGTATAACCAGATTAGAGGGTTTATCTTGTAAATGTTTTTTGATCCATGCTTCACGAGTCGGGAGCCAGTGACGCTTGCTAGGTGTCAACCTGCAGACAGCATAAATCTTTTGAAGATGTTCCAGGTCCTGAACGTCGCCGCTGTCATGCCATCGAAATACATCTGGCTTTTTACTGTTGATCAAGTGTGCCATTGCAGCAACCCATGCAGGTGAGCGTATTGCTGCCAGCCTCCTGTACTGTGCATCCTGAACAACTTTAAACACGTAGCAGCCCTTCATTGCGTAACAGTCGAAGCAGACGCTGCCAGGCACCGCTTGGAGCTTGCCGCCTGTCTTGCATTCCTTGGCAGGTAAACCAATTGACCAGCCCGGCATCTTTGAAGGCTTGCTCAGGCTGCCTCCTATAATTTTTAATGCTTCACTTGTTTTCATAATTTCTTTCTCCTTTAAACTCCTGGATATCATTATATAACTTTCTTGTCAAGCTTGAGGCTTGGAGCTTGCAGCTTGTTGCTTGCTGCTTGTAGCTTGGGCCTTGGGCCTGAAGCCAGCGCCAGTGATTAATTAAAATTGTATTGTACGCTGCCCCAACTCTTCCGTTTTTAATTCCATTATTTTTCATAATTTTTTGATCAGGG